AAATTAAAAATTTAAACCCAGCTACAGGTGATATATCTAGAATAAAATTATATATTAATAGTTCAGGTACTATTGGAACATATGAACAAATTAATGATATTTTACTTGAACCTACAGAAATTTTTGTTGATGCTACTGGATCAATATTACCTGATATCGGCGTTGGATTTTTTACTTCACAAAGTATTATCGATCAATATTGGGAAGCTCATACATATATAGGAAAAACAGAAGCAACTGCTCCTACACTAACTTTTTCAACTAGTTCATTAAATAATTCAGTGATAGTAACTCCGTCAGTTGATTATAGAGACAATAATGAAATTTTAGTTTTTCAAACAAAACCAACATTACCAGGCACATTTATAAAAAACTCGGATTATAAAATAATTTTTGATGCAATTGGTTCAAAAAACAGTTTAAGTAATTTTAAGAATCCTAAAATATCAATATTCTTATCAGGATCTGCATTTGATAATAATATAACTACTACACTAAACAGTTTCTTTTCAGTTTCGTTAGGAAAGAAAATAGGCGAATTAGAATTACAAACAACAGAACAACGATTAGATGATCAGCAATTTATTTTTACTGCAGACAAAACAGGCCATGGATCATTATTATTTGTTATAGAATCTGGACAATGGCAATTCTCTGATATACGTACATTAACATCTGCAGAAACTGGGTATACTGAAAACTATACAAGATTTCGTACTGATATTCCAGTAAAACATAAATCAAACAATGAAATAAAATTTAAAGTTGAATATTACAATATTGCTGGAGTTAAAAGTACACATGAAACTATAATTGAAAATAAAATATTTGAAGGTGGTAATCGATATATTGATGGCGGATTTTCAATGCTTACTGGATCATTAACAGTAGCTAATACACTTAATTCGGGCGTTGAAATAGTAGGATTACAAAATACAGGATATATTAGATCATTAGGATATGAAGGATTTAATCAAGCAACTGGATCCAGTCCCGGAGGATTTTTATTATTTTCAGGTTCAGCGCTACCAACACAAACAGCAACATCATATGATGGAGTGGGACTAGAACTTGTATCAGATGCAAATAACTTTTTTAGATACAGAACTAATCCAAGTAAATTAGATGTACATACAGAAACATTTTTTCTAGGTAATCCAGCAACACAATTTATTAGCGGATCCGGCGGAAAATTAGAAATTTCATCTTCAGGATATCATATACAAAATAACGGAGATATAACAGCTTCTAGATTTTTAATGGACGGTGGTACTATATCAGCTGGAGTTGATATTCTAGGATCTGTAACAACAAATCAATTATTTGTGCCTGTTGGAACTAATAAAAGTAATGCGCGAGCATATATTTCAAGCTCAGGTGAAGCTGCATTTGTTGGAGACGGATCAGGAAATTATTCAATAATATTAGATGGTCGAACAGGACAAACTTCTACAATATCTGGATTAACAGCTAGTGCACATTCATTATCAACAGCAACATATACAATTTCATCATCAACAAACACATCTGATCCTGTATCATTTATTTCTTCTTCTGCATTTAAAGTTAGTGCTGGAGGAGTTGTTACTGGTTCTGCAATATTACTAGGAGATAAAGGAGCAGGTAATTTTTTACAATTTCAAGGAGGAACATTAACAGTACAAGGAAATATAACAGCTGATAATATTAGAACTCCTGCTACTATAGGCGGATCACCTTCAACAGATTCTAATGCATCCTCCTCTATTACATCTGACGGATTTGCCTCATTTAAATCAGCATCAATAGCTGGGTTTGTAGTAAATACTGAAGAAATTAAATCATCAAATAATAATTTAAGACTAAAATCTTCGGGTAAAATAACTGGATCTAATGTGTTATTTACTGGAGGTAAAATAGCAAACTTTACAATAGACGGGCATTCGTTGTCAACAACTGGCGTTGAAATAAATGATTCTACTCAAACATTATTTATATCTTCATCAAATTTTAAAGTTTCGCATGCCGGCGATGTAACTGCTAGTAACGTAGATTTAGCCGGTAAAATATCAGCAACGTCAGGAGATATAGGTGGATTTAGTATTGATGCTACTACTATATCATCATCAAATAATAACTTAATTTTTAGATCATCAGGAATTATTACCGGATCCAATGTATTATTTAATGGTGGTAAAATAGGAGGATTTACAGTATCAGCTGATAAAATAACTGGAAATAATATAATTATAGATTCTGCAGGATCACTTCAAACATCTGATTATGCATCTGACTTAAAAGGATGGAAACTATCTGCAGCAAATAATGGATTTATTGAAGTTGAAAATGCAAAAATACGAGGTACATTATCAACAGCTGTATTTGAAAAAGAAACAGTTAATGCAGTAGGAGGACAATTATATGTAGCAAATTCAACAACATTGACCTCATCTGCATTACATTCTAGCGATAATTATTTACCCACAGATACAACAATGTCTGTAGTTAATGTTACTGGGTTTGCGCAAAATGAAATATTATCTTTAAAGAAAGTATCTAATACAGGATTCAGTACTGAATATATTAAAATTGAATCTTCATCTAGAGCAGATTCTTCAAGTGATACTAATTTTGCTGGTAGTATATATGTAGTTAGAGGTTATAGTGGATCAAATGCATCTGGTAAATCTACTGCATCATTAGGAGATGCTGCAGGAGCAGCACAATCATATTCTGGATCACAAGTATTGGTATCAACAGGAAAAATAGGAACAGGATATATTAGATTAAATGCTAATCCAAATGATCAAGCAACGCCATTTATTGATATTGTAGAAAGAACTGGTAGTGCTATTTATGATGTAAAATTAAAAGCAAGATTAGGAGATTTATCTGGATTAGCTAATTCCGATATAGTATTTAATAAATCAAATCCAGGCTTTGGATTAGCTACTGATAATGTATATCTACAAGGAGGTATCACAGCAACATTTGGAACAATTGGTGGTTTTGCTATAACTTCTACCGCAATATCATCATCTAATAATAAATTAATATTAAGAAGTAATGGAGATATAACAGGATCACAAGTACTATTTACTGGCGGTAAAATTGGTGGGTTCAATATTGATTCTACTACATTATTAGGTAAACAAGGCTCGACAGAAAGGATTCGTTTAGATGCTCTTTCAGGAAACTTACAATTTGATGGTGATGATACATTTGGTATTACTCTAGGAGGAGCTTCGTCTGCGTTAGAAACATCTACACTACCGTTTTTTGCAGCAATTAAAGAAGATGGCTCAAGAACAATATTTAGAGTAGGAGATGCAAATCAATTTATTAAATTTGATTCTGGAGGATCACCTAAATTATTTATAAGTTCTTCAACATATTTTTTAGGTAGCGGTACCCAATTTATATCAGGGGCAAATGGAAATATAGAAATATCATCTTCTAATTTTCATTTAGCTAATACTGGTAATGTAATAATGAGCGGCACTGTTACAGCTAATGCTGGACAGATAGGAGGATTTGCAATAACACCTACTGCTATATCATCATCAAATAATAATTTAATTTTACGATCATCGGGTGATATAACAGGATCTAGTGTTTTACTAAGTGGTGGTAAAATAGGAGGATTTACATTAGCTGCAACAGAAATAAGTAGTTCAGGATTATTATTAAAATCATCTGGACAAATAACTGCATCAAACGTTTTATTAGAAGGTGGTACAATTACAAGTGGCGTTACCATTTTAGGCTCTGTAACTGCAAATGCTATAAGAACACCAGCTACAATTGGAGGATCACCATCCACTGATACAAATGCATCGTCTTCAATTAAGTCAGATGGTTTTGCTACATTTAAATCTGCATCTATTGCAGGATTTGAAATAACAACGGACAAGATACAAGGAGGAGGTATTCCTGCATCATCTTCTGTAACTAACACTACAGTGTCGGCATCACTGCAAGCAGATGGCGTTGGAGAAGCTACTGGTGTTAGTATTGATTCATTTACCACTAACGCAGCAAATGGAGCTGCTTTTTGGGAATCATATAGAGCAGCTGGTAATACAGTAAAAATAGTCGG